GAGTGGAGAACGGAGGAGCGGAATGGACCGTGACGGGCGGATGTCGCCAGGCCGTTGCATCGCTGTTGGGCTGGTGCTTGCGGTCGCGAGTTGGACGATCGTTATCGTGGCGGCGATGATCGTGTTGCATCTGGTGCGGTAGTGAGCACACGGGAAGCGGCGATCGCCGCGCTGCATACCGCTCTCTCGACCGCTCTCGCCTCGCGCTCGCCTGCGCCGCAAGTGCTGCGCAACGAAACCGTGCCGCAGCGCGTGCCAGCGGGTGGGCTGGTGATCGTGCGCGATGGCGAACAACAGACCGAGACGCCGATGCTGTCGCCGCTGTCCTACGCAATCGAGCACGGCGCGGATGTCGAGATCATCGCCAGCGGTGCGACGGCGGTTGATCGTGACGACCTGTTGGATGCGCTTCTGATGGACGTAAGCACGGCGATCGTCTCGGACCGCACGTTAGGCGGTGCAGTCGAATGGGCGAATCTGAGCGCACCAAGCTTCGACGATGTGATCGTTGAAGGCGCAGCGCCTCTGAAGGCAGCGATCGTCACTGTGAGTCTGGCGTTTACCGTGGCGGAGTCGCCGCTGAACTGAACGCGGCACGTAAAGGAGACATGCTATGTCTGGCGCGATCGGCGCGAATGCGAAGCTCTACCTGAAGCCGGAGACCACGTATGGGACTCTGGCAACTGGCAACTATACGCAGCTTGGCTTTCAGACGGCTGCGATCGGCACGCGGCAGCAGCTCATCGACGTGCGCGTTCTCGGCATCGGCACCGGTCGCGATCCTGGCGATCCGATGCTGGGCGAGATCAACACCGACGGCCAGGTCGAAGTTCCGATCAATGACGAGGGCTTCGGACACTGGCTACGGCTGTTCATGGGCGCGCCGACCACAACCGGCACATCACCGAACTTCATCCATGAGTTCGCCAGCGGCGCGGCAACGCTGCCGTCCGCATCAATGGTGCTCGACTACGGGCCACAGATTACCGAGCGCTATTCGGTGGCGGTAGGTGTGCGCGCAACGACGCTGGATGTCGACTTCTCGCCGACCGGCCCTGCGACTGCTCGGATCGGTCTGCTCGCGCAGGGCGGCACGTTGCAACAGACGGCGGTGCACGGGACGCCAGCGATGGTCACGGGTGCGAACTTCAGTCGCGCGTCGGGCTCGATCAAAAAGGGCAGCAACGATCTTGCGCTCATCACTGGCGCGTCGATTTCGTTTTCAAACGGAATCGAGCCGCTGCGCACGATCCGCGCCGATCGCAAGATCGAGGAGGCCGAGATCGGGCTTGTCGGCGTGACCGGCCGGATCACGGCGCGATTCGCGGACGGCGGTCTGTTGCCTGACGCGATCGCAAATACGCCTATCGATATTCGTCTGGCGTTCCAGATCAACGCGAACCGACAGATTGAGTTCAGGATGCCGCGCGCGTTCGTTGGCATCCCGCGCGGAGAGGTGCAGGGGCCAGGCGGCGTGTCGGCCGAATACGACCTGCAAGCATCGAGTGATGGAACGTTGGCGGCTTTCATCGTGACGCTGCGCAACGGTGTAGCGAGCTACGCCTGATGTTCAGACTCGCGCAGAAGGAGCGGTGGGTTGAGCTGCCGCATGGCGTGCGGCTGCGCGTTGCGCCGATCACCACGATCATGGTCGCGGCGGCGCAGGCGTCGGCACGGAGACGCGTGCTCGAACTGCTCGGCAAGGAAGAGATGCCAGAGCAGGAAAACCTGCGACGCGGCGTGGCGCTCATGCTCACCATCCAGGCGCTCGGGCGCGAGTGCATCCGCGCCTGGGAGAACGTGGTGGATGAAGAGGGCGCGACAGTCCCCATCACGCCGGAAGCGATCGAGGTCCTGCTCAGTCATGAGGAGATGGCCTTCGCCTTCTTCGAATCCGTCATGACCCCGTTGCGTGCGGTCGAAGCGGAGGGAAACGCCTCAAGGCCCGCGCTGCATGGCACTGCGGCGGCGGGCCGGAATACTGCCGAGGTTGTGCCAGTCTTGAACGCGAATGCGGCCTGAGCTGTCCCTACGTCGAGCACGCTCCGGAAACGGTCGATGGGACCGCGTGCTGGCGCGCAGCGTTCGCGTGCCTGGCATCGGACATGACAGGAATGCGGATCGACATGGCCGCCGCCTTGGCGGTCGCGCAGGCGCTCGGAGCCGCGCCCGAGGTGACGGGCGAGTTGCTGGTCGCGATCGCGGATGGAATGGCGGAAGCCCAGGTGAAACAAGCGAAGGAGCGGCGCGATGATAGCTGACGCGGTGCGTCGCTTCCTGCTGCGGTTGTCGGTGGAAGGCGCGCAGCAGGCGAAAGCCGAGATCAACCAGCTTGGCGAGCAGGGCGATCGCGCGTTCCAGCGCATCACCTCAGGCGCGCAGGGCGCCAGCCGCGCGTTGTCGCTGCTCGGGCCGGTGCTCAGCGGGTTGTCTGCCGGTGCGCTGGTGACGTTTACGAAGCGCGCGATTGATGCGGTTGGTGGTTTTGGCGAGCTGGCCGATCAAGCTGGTGTCAGCACCGATGCGTTGCAAGCGTTCCAGTTTGTGGCTGCGCAGAGCGGCATTTCGTCGGAGCAGATGCAGCGCGGTCTTGAGGCGCTCACACGCCGCATTGGCGATGCTGCGGCCGGACAAGGCGATGCCACGAAAGAGTTTCAGCGGTTCGGCATCGCTGTTGTTGATTCGGCTGGCAGGTTACGCGCGACGGAAGCCGTTCTGGCCGACGTGGCCGATGCGGTAGCGGCGACCAAAGACCCGCTTGAACGCGCGGCTATCGCAACGGCTGCGTTTGGCGACCGGTTCGGTCAAAAGTTGATTCCGCTTCTGGCGGAAGGCCGCGACCGCCTGAAAGAATACATTGAGCAGGCGATTGCATTAGGCGTGGTCATCGATACCACCTTGATTGGTCAGGCGAATGAAGCATCGGACAAGCTAGCTGCGCTCGGCGAGGCCTTCAAAAGCCTGGGCCGTACGCTTGCGGTGGAAGCGGCGCCGCCGTTGATTGCGTTTGCCAACGCACTTGAGCGTATCATCAAAGGGCCGAGTCTGAGCGATCAGCGTGCGTTCTGGGCAAGCGAGATTGAACGTCTTGAAAGCGCGGTTCGCGATGCGCAAGAACGCCTCGCCAAAGCGCGCACGCTAGCCGATCAGGAACAATTCGGCAGCAGCCTGCGAAGTCTGCAACGGCAACTGGAAACAGCAAAACGCCTGCTCGCGCAGGTCGAGCAGCAGCAGCAGGCTGCGCAAGAGCGCGCCGAGCGCATACTCAATCCGGATCGCTCGATGGCTGCGCGGCCACGGCCGGTGCCATCAGGCCCGAGTCCAGAGGAGGCCCGCCTAGAAGCGCTGCGCCGTCAGCTCGATCTGCTCATGATCGGCAACGATCGCGCGCGGTTCATCGAGGAACGCGCGGCCGGTTTCATGGGCGCGCAACGCGAGGAAGCCGAACGCCTCGCAGCCGCGTTGTTCGATCTGCAACAGGTGCGGCGCGAGGAGAATCAGGCGCTTACAGAAACCTCGCGGCTCTACGACGAGACGCGCACGCCGCTCGAAAAATACATTGAAGCGCTGGAACGTCTCGGCGAACTGCGGCCGCTGCTGGAACTCCGCTTCGGCATTGAGGGTGCAAGCGAGATCATCAGTCGGCGCGCCGAGGCGCTGGTGGACATTCTCAACAAAGCCGAAAACCAGACAGGCAAGGTGGACGACGTGACGCGCCAGCTTGGCTTCACGTTCCAGAGCGCGTTCGAGGATGCGATCGTTCGCGGACGCAAACTCTCGGAAGTCCTGCAAGGCCTGGCGATGGACGTGGCGCGCATCTTCATTCGCCGATCGATCACAGAACCGCTGGCCGCCACGTTCAGCAGTTTCATTGGTGGCATCTTCGGCGGCGCGAAGAGCGCGAAGGGCAACGTGTTCGACAAGGGCGACCTGGTGCCGTTCGCGCGCGGTGGTGTAGTGGATCGGCCGACAGTCTTCCCGTTCGCGCGCGGCATCGGGCTGATGGGCGAGGCCGGGCCAGAAGCGATCATGCCGCTCGCGCGCGATTCGCAGGGTCGGCTTGGCGTGCGCGCACGCGAGTCAGGGCCGATCATCAACCAGACGATCAACGTCAACGTGTCTGGCGGCGGCGCAGGCGACGTGACCGAGCAACAGCGTCTTGCGCGTGAGATCGGCCGGCTGACGCGCGCTGGCGTGATCGCCGCGATCCAGGAGCAGCAGCGCGCCGGCGGTATGCTGCGCGCCAGCCCGCAGGTGGTGTAGCGATGCCTGCCATTACGTTCACGCCACCGCGCCCGCCGACGATCGATGCCACGCGGACGATTCAGCCGCGCGTGATCGTGGCGTCCTTCGGCGATGGATACTCGCAGCGGACGGGCGCGGGTCTGAATACACAGCCGCAGGTGTGGTCGCTGACATGGGGGCCGATGGGCGCGGCGGACATCGACACGATCGAGGCGTTTCTCGCGGCGCGCAGAGGCGTGGAACCGTTCCGCTGGACACCGCCGAGAGAATCGTCTCCGCGCGTGTTTGTCTGCCCGGAGTGGCAAGTCATCGAGCGCGGTGCATCGCTTGCCGAGTTGACTGCGCGCTTCGATGAAGTGTTCGACCTCGGAGCGTGAGCGATGCCGCCTGTGCAATCCGTAGCGCAGCAGCCATCCGCCGATTCTCTGGTAACGCTATACACGCTCGACGCCACCGAACAGGTCGGCGAGGTGTTTCGTTTCGTGGCGGGCACGGACGAACAACGGCAGCCGATCAGCTTTCAGGGCTACGAGTATCAGCCGTTCCCGATTGAGGCCGAGGGCTTCGCTTGGTCCGGTCGTGGAACGCCGCCGCGCCCGAAGCTGCGCATCTCGAACATCGGCGGCATCGTCGGGAGTCTGCTCGGTCCCGGCGGCGATCTCATCGGCGCGGAGCTGACACGGCTGCGCACGTTCCGGCAGTTCCTGGACGGCCAGCCGGGCGCTGATCCGAACGCGCACTTCGAGCCTGACATCTGGCGCGTCGAACGCAAAACGCGGCAGGACCCGGTTGTGGTCGAGTGGGAGTTGGCATCGGTTCTCGAACAGGAAGGCCAGCGCATTCCTGGCCGTCAGATGCTGCGCAACCTTTGCACGCACACCTATCGTCGGTGGAATGGTTCGGCGTTCGACTACACGCGCGCAACGTGTCCATACACCGGCACAAGCTATTTCACCGAGGCGGGCGTGCCGACGACCAGCGCGTCGAAAGATCGCTGCGGCAAGAGGCTCGGCGACTGCCGTCTGCGGTTCGGCGTCGGCGCGGTCTTGCCGACGCGCGCGTTCCCCGGCATCGGGACTGCGCGGTGATGTTCGGGCCAGAAGTTGAAGCGGCGATCGTCGCGCACGCGCGTGCAGAGTATCCACGCGAGGCGTGCGGGCTGGTGTTGAACGGTGCCTACGTGCCGGTCGACAACCTGGCCGAGAACCCGCGCGAAGACTTCATGATCGACGTTGCCGAGACGATGCGGCCGGAGGTGCAAGCAATCGTGCATTCACATCCGGACGGTGATCCGTGGCCGTCGGCGGAGGACATGGCCGGACAGATCGCGACCGCGTTGCCGTGGGGCGTGCTGACCGTGGGCTCCGGCGGCGCTGGTAGCGTGTTGTGGTGGGGGCCGGGAGTGCCACGGCCGCCGCTGATTGGCCGTGACTTTCGGCACGGCCCATCCGGTAGCGATGGCCGAGGAGAC